TCCAGTGATGCCAGTGAGTCCGGTTGTGCCCATTAACCCTTCCGTTCCAGTTACACCGTAGAGTCCGGTTATACCCGTTTGACCTGTCGTTGCATCTAATCCATATGTTCCTGTTTGACCTGTTACCAATAAATTGCCACTACTAGGTCCCGTTTGACCTGTAGAACCAGTTGTCCCGGTTGGTCCACTAATTCCAGTTATTCCAATTGTTCCCGTAGATCCAGTTGTCCCGGTTGGTCCACTAATACCTGTAATACCTGTAATACCAATGTCTCCTGTAAGTCCTGTAGGTCCAGTTTGTGCTGTAATACCTGTAATACCTGTAATACCAATGTCTCCTGTAAGTCCTGTAGGTCCAGTTTGTGCTGTAACTCCTGTAATACCTGTAATACCAGTGTCTCCTGTAACTCCTGTAGGTCCAGTTTGTCCGGTGTAACTTGTTGCTCCTGTAATTCCGGTAATGCCCGTCCATCCAGTCGCGCCGGTGACTCCCGTGAATCCAGTCACGCCGGTGGTGCCGGTGATGCCAGTCAATCCAGTGATGCCGGTGACTCCCGTGGGTCCTGTGATACCCGTGATGCCAGTGATGCCAGTGATGCCGGTGACTCCTGTGATGCCAGTGATGCCGGTGATTCCGGTGGGTCCTGTTGTTCCGGTGATTCCGGTGGGTCCTGTGATGCCTGTAATGCCCGTGTGTCCTGTGGTTCCTGTGGTTCCTGTGACACCGGTGATGCCGGTGGTTCCTGTGACACCGGTCACGCCTGTGATTCCTGTGATTCCGGTGATGCCGGTGATTCCTGTGACACCGGTCATACCTGTGGTTCCTGTGATTCCGGTCATACCTGTGATTCCTGTGATACCAGTGATTCCAGTGATACCCGTGGTTCCCGTGACGCCGGTCATACCTGTCATTCCTGTCATACCTGTGGTTCCTGTGGTTCCGGTGATACCGGTGATACCTGTGATTCCAGTGACCCCAGTCATACCTGTGATTCCAGTGACGCCTGTGATACCGGTGATACCCGTGGTTCCCGTGACGCCGGTCATTCCAGTGACTCCTGTGACGCCTGTGATACCGGTTGTTCCGGTGATACCGGTGAGTCCTGTCATTCCGGTCATGCCTGTGACTCCTGTGACACCGGTTGTTCCTGTGACACCAGTGATTCCTGTAACACCGGTTGTTCCCGTGATACCGGTGAGACCAGTGACGCCAGTGATTCCTGTGACACCGGTCATTCCGGTTGTTCCCGTGAGACCGGTGAGACCAGTGACACCAGTGATTCCTGTGACACCGGTCATTCCGGTTGTTCCCGTGAGACCGGTGACGCCGGTGATTCCGGTAATGCCAGTGATACCGGTAATGCCAGTCATTCCAGTTGTTCCTGTGATACCTGTGATACCTGTGATACCTGTTAATCCAGTCATACCTGTCATTCCAGTTGTTCCTGTGATTCCTGTGACACCTGTGATTCCTGTGATTCCAGTCATGCCGGTCATACCTGTCATTCCAGTAGGTCCAGTAGGTCCAGTTGTTCCAGTTATTCCAGTTATTCCGGTTATTCCAGTCATTCCAGTAGGTCCAGTTGTACCTGTAATGCCTGTTACCCCGGTAACTCCGGTAATACCTGTGATTCCGGTTGCTCCAGTTATTCCCGTAATTCCGGTAGGTCCAGTTATTCCGGTAATGCCTGTATACCCTATATGTCCGGTAGTTCCTGAAATACCTGTAACACCAGTCGTTCCGGTTGTTCCGTCATTGCCAATGTATCCAGTCACACCGGTGAACCCGGATGTTCCTTTATCTCCAGTAGAACCAAACATTGACATAGTGTTGTTCAACATAGGACCCGTCGCTCCCATCTTTCCATTACTACCCGTCGCTCCAGTATAAACGCGATACTGTATGTCGATAGGTGGTTGTTCTGCGCCATCTGTTGTAATCTCATTTAATTGAATTAAAGTAACATTTGTGCTTGCAAATGCAGTTGGGTTTATTAATGTCGAGTTTTGATTTGCGATTGTTATTATATTTGTTGTTAATAATTGTACCAACGGGTTAGAAATTAATAAATTGCTTACTGCATTTGTAAATTCGCCGATATTGGTATAATTCTGATTTTGTCCGCCACTTTCAAGAATTGTTTGTAAATCGGTGTTAATCTGAAATTTTCCGGAGAACGAGTACGTCGGTACAATTGGTTTCAACCCACTCAAAACAAGACTTTTGAAATTCAAGAACGCGGTTGTCGATGAGGATTGGGTTGTATCCAATCCGATTGTGAGAGGAGAATCGATCAGAGAAGACGCGGACGAGTCTAATGGAACAATTGTAAGTGATTGGTCAGATGATGGTGTGGATTGAATCGAACTTGTTGGTAACTCAGATGTAGTAGGGGTTAATGTGTAAGACAATAATGTAATTGTGGATACCGGAATTCCTAATGAGAGTGCTATCGCAAGTATAATCGATTGTATGTCTGTTGATGTTATAGTAGGCACCCCATTCACAATCCTAGGGTGTACAACTCCTCCAATTAAAACCGTAAAGTTGATTCGAACTGTTACGTTCGGGTCGTATAATTGATATGTGGATGAATCTATAAGTTTTATGAGAAGCGGTACCTTTATCACACGTCTAACCGAATTCGGACTGAATGTAGTAACTTGTGAATAATCGCCATTTGAAAAATCTGGACTGGGAGATGCGCTAAGAATATGTTGTAATCCGCCGGGGGTTACTTGCACATAATTGTTGGATGTGTCTATATTTATAACATTTGCTACCAATGTTACGGTTGTTCCAGTTGGTATATAAATTAAATCGTCGTGAATAAACCCATCTGCAACTGTTTGGGTTGTTCGATTGTTGAAAGGGTTGTTTAAACATGCATATCTTAAAAGTGCATTGACGTAATTTATGGTAATTGCACCGGTCATCGTCTTTACGTATTCTCCGCTAGCATTTAATGCACTATAATTCATCATATTTACCATTGCACTTGCATCGAACACTCCGCCGTTTATTGTGACTTGACTTTGTATATCAAATAATGTAGTAAACCCTTCTGGAAACCCGAAATAATTATTAAGAAGTGTTTGGAAATCGCTATATAAGGTTGAATATTTGCCTACAGATATTATATTTGATGGTCTTATTGATACCGCAAATTCGGTTGCTGATATTCTAACTTGGTCATCAGGAAACGATCCTATACTTGAATTATAAGATGTGTCTAATATCGATATATTTGACGAATCTTTTATTAATCCCAATTTTCTATTAAACGCCCGAACATCATATGCGACTTGCAATGAATTTGTTACATCATATTTATTTATCCTTTCATACGGTGTTATGGTGGTAGTTTGAACTCCTTTCTCTATAATAAATCCACCATTTGCACCATATGCATAAAACAACCCAGAATACGACGAATCGTTTATTATTTGATTTATACTTCCATCAAATACTACCGATCTCGCCGATTGTGGTATTAATATATTCCTACTCGGGAAATAGGTGTTCCACGGCATTTATATACTATATATACATTAATGTCTACTCGTCTCTGATCAAATCCCATATGACGAACAAAAATACGATTAGACATTAACGTCTGGTCATATGGGCAAAAACCCGTATAACGAACCCACGCCCTCCCCGAAACTAGTATAGATTACAATGTATACTAGTTTTGTATTTTGAGTGAATGATTTTCGGTAAAGCATATATTATATTGGTGACTATTTCAGAATTATTATGATAAGTTTTTAAGAACTAATAACATTGGAACCGTTACGACGCGTGTAATTGAACTAGATGTAAACGTAGTTGTCTGTGAATAATTACCGTTCGAATAATCTTGACCAGGAGAGGATTGAATGATATGATTCAATCCATTTGTGGAGGGTAGTATGTAATTGTTCGATGTATCTGCGTTTACAATATTTGCGACTAAGGTGACGGTTGTACCGGTTGGGACATAAATTAAATCGTTTTCAATAAATCCATCTTCGATTGTTTGCGTCGTTCTGTTATTAAATGGATTGTGTTGGCATGCATATCTTAAAAGACTGTTCATATAGTTAATTGTAATCGTCCCAGTCATTGTATTCACATATGCTCCGCTAGCATCTAATGCGCTATAATTCATCAAATGTACCATTGCACTAGCATCAAATATACCGTTGTTTATGTTTATTTGTCCACTTGTTGTAAATAGAGAAGTAAACCCTTCTGGAAATCCGAAATAGTTGTTAACAAGTGTTTGAAAATTGCCATATAATGTGCTATATGCTCCGACAGATATAATATTTGAAGGTACGACCGTCGATGAAAATTCCAACGCAGTCAATGTTATAGTATCAGTCGGAAATTTGGCATCATCTTGATTGTATGATGTATCCGTTATTACTATATTTGACGCGTCTTTTAGCAACCCTAATTTTTGATTAAATGTGCGAACGTCATACATTATTTGAAGCGAGTTTGTGACGTCATACCGATTTATATTATATGGGAATATGGTAGTTGAACCAACCCCTTGTTCCATCACAAATCCCCCACTTCCTTCATATGCATAAAATAATCCTACGTAAGAGGCATCGGTAGGTACTATTGTGTTTATGTTCCCACCAAATACCATTATATATTTTGATGTGATTCAACCATAATCCGAAATAATGAGTACAAATACTGGTATGCCGTCAATCAAATATCATACAAAATCGTAAAAACTAGACAGAATGAGTAATTTGCATTGTTCATATTCAATATTCTGCCAAAATCGTCATATAATCTTATCCGGAGACGTTGTATATCTACGGGTCCAAAATATTTGCGGGGTTCGGTCAGTATATTTAAATCATTGTCCATCAAAATCCCGAAATAATTACCTCTCAACGAAATACGCGCCAAAATATTCGGATTCAATATGGATTGGTTGAACGCGGTGATAAAATGATTGTTCGAACTATTATTGAAGTCGTCTACTGCTAAGTAAATATACCGAATGGTAGCAGGTTCAATGATTGTATCTGCTAAGTAAGACACCTCCCCATCATATACACGATATGTAAACCCAAGATTCCATCCGATTTTTGAAGATATTTCTGAATTATCTACGTTCCCATTTATGTCGCGAGAAAAATCCATCTTTATTCTTCTTATTTGGTTGCCGTTTATACCCACTGGTTTTATTTTGACCTTTCCATTTCCAGACCCACTCTGTGTTATATTCAAAGTGAACTCTATGTAAGAATACATCTCCTCTGGATAGACTAAAGTGCCGTCTGAGTTTTTAGGACAAATCTTACTATTCAATGCAGCAATAAAATCGGTTGCGTTATAATTACCGTCGTCTATTTGAAATACACGAGAGGTCGTAACACTCGACCCGGACGTGTCATATTCTATTTCTAACCATATATGCGAATTCCCGTAGTTTTTCGATATGCCGTAAAATGCGATAGGAATTTCAAGTGCGGACATTTGCATTGAAACAACTTTGTTTATTTTCAGCGGTAATTGAAATGTGAAATCGGAACTCTGCGTGTTGTAAAAATTATCGCGGAATCTAGTATCAATCGTCAGGCACCGTTTTATTGTTCGTGTTACTAACGGGTTCAAGGTCCCAACATGATACTCGCTCGCAAATGTATTGATATAAGGTTCATGCGCCCTTGTTATCAGTTCGTTTTCGCGTTTTGCGTCTGCCTCTTTGTATTCTGTTTTGTCTAATCTGGGTTCGACGGGCAATGATGTCGGTTTCTTTGCTGGACCACATTTCACGAAGATTAACCATTCTTTTGCTTTAGTCAAAAACTCGATTAAGTCGCCTTTGAACTGTTTTTTTACGTGTCCCGATTTCAATAGAACCTCTCGCATTTCTGCTTCTTTATATTCGATTTCGGAAACGTCATACCCAGATTTTAAATGAAAAAACTTTTCTAGGTCTTTAATACTATAATTACGAATATCTAAATCTAAATCCATAATATTTAATTGATGTTATACTGTAAACGCATATTTGCGTTATGTCTTCTTAGCGCGTATGTTTCTCCATATATGTTATATTAAAATCGACCCATGAATTATTCTGCTGCGTTTAAGTCGCTTTGTTTGCCTTCCAAGATATACTTTGTTTTGTCAATTGTCGGAATCTTGTCCTCTCTTTTCGCTCCGTCTATTTTTGGAAATGTATCACTTTTCATGCAACTCATTCATTTTATCTATGTGGTTTTCTGGACATGGGTATTGAATCTCATTTGCAAGGCAGGATATAAGTGGTTGTCATGGGTTTTGGTTTTGGCGCCATTTTTGTTGATTTTCTTTATTACCGCGTTTGTTTTGAGTGACGCGTTTAACCAAGTCAATACACAACGTGCCGGCGTTACCCCTGTTATTGTCTTGAGTAAATAAAGCATATTTCGGTTTGAATGACATAAATATTTATGCGTATTGAAAATACACATAAATGAGTGATACTGTGAAAGTAATTGTCGAAATCGAGAGGCATTCGAATAAAAAATGGGAATACGACCGGGTCAATGACAGACTCTTTTTAGACCGGATTTTAAAATATCCCTATTTTTACCCTTATGCGTACGGTTTTTTTCCAAATACGCTCGGAAACGATGGTGATGAATTGGATGTACTCTTGATAACCGAAACCCCGTATCAAAACTATAATGATTCAAGAACGCATATAGAAGGGGTTATCGTTGGCGGATTGATGATGCACGATGAAAAGGGAGAGGATGAGAAGATTTTTGTTGTGCCAATCGACGAGATGGAGAAATATAACCTAAAAACAGACGCGGAACTGATGTCAATACATGGTGATATTGTATGGTTCTTCTCAAACTATAAATCTAGAGAGGAAGAGAAGTGGAGTCGTGTCGAACGTCTTCTCAGTAAAGACGAAGCAGTAAATGTGTATAATACGTCTGTTTCAAAATGTCGAATAAAATAATTATAATAGTATATAAATGCCATACCGTATTCGCCACTTGAGAAAAACCAGAAAGAATTGTTATCAAGTTATTAATCCGAAGAAAAAACGCGTATTTTCCAAATGCACTACTAAGAAAAACGCGGAAAAACAAATCCGTCTCCTCCGTGCCATTCAATATAATAAGAGTTTCATACCAGCGAAGATTTAAAACCGCACCCCTCTGCTTCGCTTGAGGGGTAATAGTTTCAAATCGTTACTGATATCTGACCCCGAAGAACTGAAAATGTTCCATTTTAATTCTTCGTTGGTTTAAATTGAGACCTAGACCTCCATCGCCTTGAGACCTATACCTCCATCGCCTCTCAAATAATATATTTTGCCATATTATCTTATAAAATAAAATGGCATCACCTTGTACCGTAACATGTTTTATCGCACTTGTTATTGTTATTGCGATGGTTATCATGACTATAATGGTATCCAGCGACTCATTTCTTAAAAATTATCGAGATAAACTACCAGTTGATATACAAAATGAATACGACCGAATTGTCGCAGAACGACAGCAAATATATTTCACTGGGTATATGATCGGGGTTGTGATTGCTCTATTTTTCATTATTTTCAGTATTAACGTGTTGAAACAGAAGATACCTGTTTCTGCTATGGTGTGTTTAGCAGTAGTAGTCAGCACTGCCGTCAATTATTTCTACTACATGTTATCCCCCAAAACAACCTATATGATCGAACTTCTCAAAACCGATCAACAACGTCAAGAGTGGGTTCATATGTATAAGTCAATGCAGTATTATTATCACTTTTCGTTTGTTCTGGGTGCGGTGGCAGTAGGAGTGTTTGCGTATGCGTTTCGCGGGAAATGTAATTAGCGCCTCTTAAAAAAGTAATTACGTCAAAATATCCGTTCTCGGATTCGGATATCTCGTACCGAAGCGGGATTGAATAAATGAATTTATATAAATAATACACTTGAACTGTCACCGAAAATGCCAATAATATACTGACGGTATGCATTTTATAATTCATATCTTCTCAACCTACAATATTTTATACTACGATTGAGAGGTTCATATCGTTTTTTATCATACATAACAAATCATATAAATATTGTACTTTTAAAATAATAGAATATTTGCTGTTTTATATGTCTGTTTTTGTAACCAGTGAAGAGCAGCAGAATGCAATCGATTTTATATTAGCAGGCGACAATGTCATATTAGACGCGGTTGCTGGTTCCGGAAAAAGCACTACTGTTCTCTCATTAGCACGCCAGGTCCAAGATAAAACACGTATATTGCAACTCGCTTACAATGCGACATTGAGAGCAGAAGTAAAGGCGAAATTGAAAGAACGCGAAATCAAAAATGTGTCGGTTCATACATTTCATAGTCTGGCAGTGAAATATTATTTGCTGTCTGCTCATACGGATACAGGAATAACCAAAATTGTGCGAGAGGATATGCTGCCAAAGTCGGAGATACCCAAATACGGCATCCTTGTTTTGGATGAAGCGCAAGACATGTCGTTTCTCTATTTCCAATTTATGGTAAAGTTCGCATTTGATATGGGTACCAAGTTTCAATTATGCGTTTTAGGAGATTACATGCAAGGAATTTATGAATTCAAAGGCGCGGATATTCGTTCTCTCACTCATGCGCATATTATTTGGCGAAACCATCCTCTCCTCTCTTCTCGCGTTTTTCATCAATGTACATTGCAAACATCTTATCGTATCACAAATCAACATGCGCGTTTTAATAATGATGTATTGTTAGGAATGCCTAGGTTGAAGGCAATCAAAGACGGTCCTCTCGTAGAATATATTCGCGATAACCGCATGAATTCTGAGAGGAGAGTCATTGCGAAAATTATCCAGTTGATCAAAACCGGCATGTCTCCTGGTGATATTTTCGTTCTTGCTGCCTCGGTAAAAGGACTGAATAGTAATGTGCGACGAATGGAAAACGCCTTGGTAGAACGCGATATTCCCTGTTATGTTCCCATGTTCGATAACGAAGGATTCGAGGATCGGGTGATTGAAGGGAAAGTCGTCTTCTCCACTTTTCATTCAGTAAAAGGACGCGAACGTCCGATTGTTATTGTCATGGGGTTCGATCAATCCTATTTCAATATTTATGGTCACGAATTACCCCCCGATAAATGTCCAAATGTGATTTATGTTGCGTGTACTCGATCCACTCGCAAACTGATTTTGTTGGAAAAAGACGAGGTTTTTTATGATCGTCCTTTCGATTTTATGAAAAAGACGCACCGGGAAATGCGAGAGGAAGGATATGTAGAATTTTCCGGGATTCAGCGCGAAAAGTTTTACGAAAAACCGGTACTTAATCAGGAAGAAACGACGGAAAAAGAACGGTTTTTCGATGTTGTTCCGTCCGAATTGGCAAAATATGTATCGGACCATGTGATGGAAACGATTGCGCCTTTGATTGAAACGATTTTCATTCAAGAGGTCGAACCTACGGATGAATCGACCATAGATATTCCAAATACGATTCAGACCTCTCGTGGTTTATATGAAGATATTTGCGATTTGAATGGAATCGCATTGCCAAGTATTTACTACGACCGTTTGTTCCGAAGGTACGAAGAGGATGGAACGAAACCTGTCAACATCGGTGCTAATATTTTGCGGCATATTATCAATGATAGTTTGTCGGATACTACTGAAAACCAGTGTCTTTATTTAAAACGAATCGTGGACAGGATGCCGGAAGTATGCGAAACGCCTGCGGATTATCTTCGCCTCTCGAATCTTTATGTGGCATGCAAAGAACGTCTTCTTTTTAAATGGAACCAAATTGGAGAGGATGACTATGGTTGGTTAACGCCGGATATGGTCAATACGTTTATGGAGAGGTTGGACAAAGTTATCGGCGTTGAATGCGCCAATAACGCACCTCTCGTGGAGCATTCGATTATCGACCGCGAAATGGAAGCAGAGACCGCAACCATCAATACTATTTTGCAGAATAATCTCTTGATTTTGAATAAAAAGGTCCGATTTTCTGCACGAGCAGATTTGATTACCTGGCGGACTCTCTGGGAATTGAAATGCACCGGATCAATCACGGTAGAACATAAACTGCAAACCATATTGTATGCTTGGTTGTGGCATGTGGTAAATACGCCGGATATCGAGAAGAAGCGGAATGCGGAATGCGTTAATAAACGAGAGGTTCGTGTTTTCAATATTAAAACGGGCGAAATCTTAAGATTGAATTCGACTTTCGAAGAATTGACTATTGTGGTGGTCGAGTTGTTGAGAGGTAAGTATGAATGTCATCGACCAAAAACGAATGAAGAATTTTTGCAGGACTGCGAGAGGTTTATGGATGGATATGTTCGACGTGTTCCGGTCTAATGATTCTAGGCGTTAATGCGTTAAAATAATAGTTGATATTCGTCTAACGTTGAATATAAAAACTCGTATGCCATGTTCGGTTTCATTTTTTCCGCGTCCATGGTAACCGAACACCCTCCATCGGAAATAATCGATACGTCAAATCTATTTATTTTTTGGCGAAAACACGTAAACAATATATGTTTTGCTTCTTTTTCGTTTTCGTCGTTAATATGCAAATGAACGGAAATGCGAGAAGGGGCAACTCCAAATCGGATTAATCCGTTTACGATATATTCAAAATCTCTACATTTTAACGTGCCCATCGTATCTGAAATGCACAGTTCGTCATATTCGTCGACTAACCCATAAGATGATAATATCTCATGTATTATAAAATCCCTATCTACGGGTCCAATGATAGGGCATTCACTTATACAAGAAATGTATAATTTGGTTTTAATTGGAAGTTTTAATGTTTTGATATATTCCGTCATTTCCTCCAATTCTATTTTTTTATGACTTAACGACTTTCCGGTGTTTTTCATTTGAAATGCGTTGCTAACAGAAGTAATGAATGAAAAATTAGTAAACCCGGAGTTGATAGCGTTTATTAATCCTATCTTGTTTGGAACGAGTGCATAGATATCCGTGGTATTTTTGACAGACGAATGAACCGATTCGAATAATTTTGCAGTATCACTCATAATCGGAAGCACTTTTGGCGAAACAAACGAACCAATCTCCATTTTTGCAGGAGTATATTTTTTATGTATCGAGTGTAATATTTCGGTTTTTTTACTCGTCGGAAAGTCGAGAGGATTTGCGCCTTGCAACCCATCTCGCAAAGACACGTCAAAAATGATCGGGGTTATATTTACTACTGGGTATTCTTGAGGTTTATAGCAAAGTGACGTCTTTGTGTGGGTATGCATGAATCGGGTTGTATAATTTTCGAATCTAAATAATCTTTTAATCATTTTTCTATTTTGTATTATCGATTTGCAATATTTATCTTGTTTATTGAATGATTATTTCCAATAATTTGGACTTTTCCTCTTGTGTTATTCTCAACGTATCTAATGTCCGGCAGAATTTTGCGTAATATTCTTCGCCGATACTCACTGAAGTCACTTCACCGGACTCATACTTTTCAGCGTATTGAATCATATCAGAATAAAACTCTGTATTTGCTCGATCGATTCTCATGAATTGTGTAAATCTGGACTTGAACGCCGCAACATGCCTCGATCGCAGGTCCCTTTCTTCTTGAAGTTGTTTTGATAGAATGATTGCATGTTGTAACTCAATATCGTCTTCTTGTTCAGCAACAATGTTCGATTCTTTTATGAGCGTCTCTAACAATTCTCTCTCTTCTAATTCAAACATTGTCTGACTCTCCTCTAATGCTCGTCTTAACAAATCGTCTTCCGATTCGTAAGTATGATTCGGATATGAATTTGAAGGTAAAAGACGTTCCCGGATAGGTTCATCTGGTGCTCGGATATCGTCGTCCATTTCGATTTTACAATTGGTGTGTGGTATGGTTGGGTCTTTATATTGATTTGCAATTTGTATTTGATGCAAATCAATTTTTTATCAATTCGTTTTCAAGTTGAATGCAGAGAATTTCGATTTTAGTAGAGAGGTTGCATTCGAAAGAGTCTGTGTCGTCTGTTTTAACTTTTGGTTCACTGTGTTAATGCATTGGATATCGGCATCGTTTGCCATCGCAATACTAACTCCTTGTTTGCATAATGCATTCCAGTTACTAATCGATGAAACTGCCGCGTTTATAATACCTCTTTCTTCTGCGGACAACTCTGCCGTAGCAGGAGCAGGAGAGGTAGAATCGACAAAATGGTTGATGTATTTCATCGCACAATCGATTTGAGAGGAGACGTTTTGGATAAGAACGGACGTATCGTGTGCGGATTTTGGTAGTTGAACCGTCGATGTTGCCAGAATCGTCTCCTTGAATTTGCCAAATACTTTCGATAAGTTCGCGATTTTCGAGAGGGCATTTGCGACCGCGGTTAAGAACGCGGTATCGTCGATGATACTCACATTCTGCAACTTCAAAATAAACCCGGTGAAAAGAGCACTCAGGTCTTCAGCAGCAGAGGCAAATTCGTTGAATCCGTCCACATCCACATCTAGTTGCATTTGAACCGATTCGTTTGCGATTTGTGCTGCTGCTTGAAACAATTGCGTATAATCATCAATGGATCCTTTTCCGTGGAAATTACTGCATTGTATTTCAGACGCATATAATTCGATTTGAGCAATAATTGCTGATTTTGCGGAATCGTGTGTGTCGTCATAGTATTTAATGACGTTTCCAGACAAATCTTCTGTGATTTGCACATCGGATGTAGGGTCTGTAGTAATGAATTGGGTTTCGGTATGCTCATTTCCACTTGCATCGGAATACTGTTGGTTGATTACGATGAAACCTTGTGGATTCGAAGATGGGTCGACGGGCAGAACATTTACCGGAGACGACGGATGATTGGATGAAGGGTCGACGGGCAGAACATTTACCGGAGACGACGGATGATTGGATGAAGGGTCGACGGGTGGCACATTTACTGGAGAAGAAGACGGCATGACACGTATATATATCAAATAAAAAATCGATTTTGCCTAATTAACTATTTACACTGCTATTGCAGTCATGTTTTGATTAATACTATTCAAATTGTGAATACGGAAGATATACATTTTACGTGTATAAAAAATCAAAACAAATCAAGAAATATTATGCGGACGAGTGTGTGTTCGTATTGCGATTTTTCTAATAATAATTGTAATTTTGTAATTTTCGATAATGTTTAGAGACTTTATAATAATATGACTCATCTCGTATTAATCGATTCGCGTGTTCCGGGTATAGACGATATTATTTTATCGCTAACTCCCGATACAGAAAGTTTGGTATTTGATTATTCGGTAGATACGTTAGATGATCTACAGTCTCGTATTCAAAAACCATATACATCGATTGCGATTGCACAGCATAATTATGGATTCCCATTTTTCAAAATGTTGAATTCAATGGGAAATTGTTGTGTGAACGATGTGGCAACAATTGACCCGGATTTGGTGTCATGGGGCGATTTTATCGTATTTTTGCAGTGGTTGAAACAGAATGGAGCGAGTCATGTGGATTTTTTAGCATGTGACTTATGGTCAAATCCTAACTGGGTTTATGCTATTGAACAATTGCGTTCCAAACTTGACTTGACGATTCGTGCGTCGATCGATATTACAGGTGTGGATGGAAATTTTATTTTAGAGAGTGATAATTTCAATATGATTGGATACTATTTTACAGATAATATATTGAATTATAAATACAATTTTTACAATAGTGCAATTCCGGATCCGAATGGGTCGGTGAATTATACCCCTATTATATTTCCATCATCAAGTCCGGGATATATTCCTGCTACTACATACAATTCCATTTTAGGAACTGCAACCTTGGTTCCAATAACAACCGATATTTCGAATGTTGCGATGGTTAGTATGTCATTTGCAGCGGTTGCGGTATTACTGACAAATGGTAATGTGGTCACATATGGCAATTCTAACTTTGGAGCGGATTCGTCTCCAGTATCCTCTCAATTATATAATATTACAAAAATTGTATCTACGTTTTCGTGGTTTACTGCGTTACGTTCTGATGGTAAAGTATTTTCATGGGGAGGTCAGTATTATAGGGGCGCAATAACTCCGAATGAAATTAACAGTTGGACAAACGCTACCGGTACAACTGATATATTACTATCGGATGTTAGTAGTTCACTTGTGGGAATCGTCGATATTTTTTCAAATGCATATGGTTCTTTTGCGTTGACTTCTTCTGGTAAATTAATCGGATGGGGGTCTTTGTCTTATGCAAATACGAATTTCACTCAATTTACGTCTGGTATAGTCAAAGTAATTACAGGCGGGTTTCAGACAACGTGTGCTATCAAAAATACTGGGGTCGCGTATCTTTTTAAAGGAACGACCATCACTGATTCTAGTTTAGTTTCTGGAACAAACACAAATCCAATTACGAATGTGTACGTTTACGATTCATATGCAGTCATTGTTCGCAGTGCAGCATCAAATACGACTCAACTTACGAGTTTTAATGGGACTTACGCATTGTATTATACGATTCCAGCAGGAGTGTCTATCGTTCGAACAGAATATTATAATAATGTAGGTGGTCCTAATATTTTTGTATTGTTATCGAATAATGTATTATTAAATATAGATTGCTCTGGAAATTCATGCACGGCAATAAATAATGTTACTGATATTGTAACATCTGGTGGTTCTTATGCATATTTACAAAGCGGTACTGTTGTGGCAGGTGGTAATGGTAGTTATGGCGGCAATACATCTAATGCATCAAATGGAATTCCATCTGGATCAAACCTTTCAAACGTGCGTCGATTGGTCAGTTGGAACACTGGTATTGGTGCGTTGAAATATGATAATACGTTTGTGTGGTGGGGGTTAATTGCTGATCATTACATGACAGTATTATATGCTTCAAGTAATTTCCCAACGATGTATGCTGCGTTATATGCTGCTACGTCTTCGAATATTGCTTCTGTTTATGCATGTTACACAGGGTTAGTATTTACGAAACTAGATAGGTCTATCGTTGCACTTGGTCTTGTTTCTTGGGCATACGGAACGGGTCCAACGACAAATTACAGTACAAAAAGTACCGGTAAAAATGTATATTTCGTTTCAAATAGAATCGGATCCTTTGCGGTAGAAACCACGCCTACGGTGACATGTTCGGTAGACCAATTTATACAATCTGTGTCAACAACGTTTACTTACTACAATAATGATCCAGATGTTATGGCAATCAGAGGTCGAAAATATTCGCTTATGTTGGGATCTACCGTACTTGGAACCTGGTATTGTCCGGCGGACTCCTTTACATATACATTTGCAGGTATCGTTTTTAGTCAAAGCGGTAGCAACACCGTATCGATTTGGGATACTACTAACAGTACGACTCAATATACAGTTATGGCAACTATTACAGTATATGTTTTTGCCAATTTGACGACAATTCCGACTCCCACTATCACTAGTGTTTCGTCAGGAGATAGTTCCATTACGGTAGCATTTACACCTGGAGATGCTTCATCCGTTTATCTGTATGATTATGCATTTGTAACGAGTGGTGTAGTGGGTACATTCACCCGAGCGTCTTCCATCAGTTCACCCCTTACTATAACAGGATTAACGAATGGTACTAGTTATCGAGTTGCGATTCGTGCGGTTTCTTCTCTAAGTAGGTATTCAAGCGCATCCAATACGTCAAACGCCGTTATTCCAGCAGTTGTTACTGTCGCGCCTACTGCTCCGACTACGCCTATAATTACAAATTTACAACCAGGAAACGGGTTGGTAACTGTTTATTGGTCAACATCGAGTACAAACGGTTCTGCGATTACAAGTGTCACCTATAGTTTGAACGGTGGGTCTTACGTTAGTGCAGGAACAACGAACACAAATTTCAATATTACAGGGTTAACCAATGGATCCACTTATACAGTTTCAGTAATTGTAGCAAATTCGGTCGGTCCATCATCGGCGTCTTCATCGAGTTCGTTTGTTCCTATTACTGTACCAAATCCCCCGACGATTAATTCCGTTACTCCCGGCGATTCAAAAGTGCAAATATCTTTGACAAATGGAAGCGCAAATGGTTCTACAATTATTGGGTATAAATATACTTTGGATGGTACGAATTATCAATGGGCAAAAGAAAGTACATCGCCGATAACCATTTACGGATTGACAAATGGAACAAGTTATAATATTTCTCTCAAATGCGTTGGACAGACTGTGGGGGATTCTTCCGCAGTAGCGTTGTCATCACCGGTGTTACCTTATAAATCTCCTGACGCGCCGGTTATACAATCCATTGCTGTCGGAAATGGATCCGCGGTTATTACATTTGTAGACGGAAGTACAAATGGATTAACACTGACAGGATACAAATATTCGTTAAATGCGGGTACTTATTTGGATGTTTCTGCAGTAAATAGTACGATTACATTGTCTGGATTGACAAATGGAACCACCTATACAGTTTCATTGAAGTCCGTTTCATCTAGTGCGATCTCGCCCGCATCCGTTTCCGCATCATTTACGCCTTATACAACTCCCGCTGCTCCGACGATTAATTCGGTTGTTCCTGGTAACCAATCGGTGTCTGTGTACATTACAGATGGGTCCGCAAATGGATCCGGTTCGACACTGGCATACAAATATACATTCGATAATTCGAATTATTATTGGGCGTCCTCTACCACATCTCCTATTGTGATATCGAGCGGAATCGTTGCGAATCAATCGTATCAAATAAAGGTTGCTACCAAAACCGCATTAGGAATGTCTTCGTATTCTACACCATCCACTACATTCACTCCATATGCAGTACCGAACGCGCCGACAATTACCTCGGTGGTTGCAGGAAACGGTTCAGCATCTCTCTACTTCACCGACGGAAGTTCGAATGGCAGTCCGATTGCTAGTTACCAATACACCATCAATGGGGTTACATACTCTGCGGTTACTGGTACGTCTCCTTTAACTATCACTGGATTGACAAATGGAACGTCTTATACAGCAACTCTGAAGAGCGCAAATGCTGCCGGATACTCTTCGGCATCTCTCGCATACAGTGGTTTTGTGCCATTCACCGTTCCGGGCGCACCAACAATTACAAACTTGGTTCCGGGCGCAAACCGAATCACCGTTTCTGTATCACCTGGAAGTACAAATGGGTCTGCAATCACGAGGTATGCATATTCATTGAACGGCAGTAGTTATGTAAATACTACCGATGCATCGGCATCATTTGTAATTACCGGACTGGCGAATGGAACAAGTTATACAGTTGCCGTAAAAGCAGTGAATGCGGCAGGAATCGGTGCGGTTGCATCGGCAACATCTTCTGGTGTGATTCCGTTTACCGTTCCTGTTGCTCCTACGATCACATCGGTTATCGCTGGAGATAAGACAGTTTCGATCTATGTATCGGATGGAAGCAACAATGGCAGTGTTATTACTGGTTATGAATATTCGACGGATGGTACAAATTATACGGCAGTCAGTCATGAATTGCCGATTGTACTTACTGGGTTGACGAATTGGCAGTCATATTCCTATTATGTGCGCACAGTCAATGCGGCAGGTAGTTCACTTCCTTCGGAACAATCATCTGCGGTGGTTCCATTCTTGGTACCAACCTCTGCATCAATTAAGGGTATTACTCCTGGAGACCGTCTACTTACTGTGAATATGGATGGGTGGACTGCGGATTCAGGTATTACTGGATACCTTTATTCTGTGAATGATGGACCGGATGTGCAGGTTTCTAGTTCGTCTGATAGTTTCGTGATACCTGGATTAGTAAATGGACAAAGTTATGTAGTGAAAGCAAGGTCGATTACTACTGCGGGAGCGTCACCATTATCTAATACAACCTTACCGATACATCCTTATACGGTTCCAGATGCACCAACAAATGTAGTAGTAACGCCTCTCAATAAATCCGCGGTAATAACATTCACGGATGGTTCGGCAAATGGCGAACCAATTGATCATTACGCTTATTCTGTCAACGGTGGTTTTGATATAAATATTAATAAAGACCCAGACGGGAAAATTTATATATTTGGTTTATCCAATGCAGTGAATTACACAATTCGTCTGCGCGCAGTGGATACGACAGGTGGTGCATCTAATTATTCTGCAGTATCCAATACATTCATGCCATTTGGCATTCCTCTTATTGCTCCTGTCATCACAAAGATTATACCAGGAAATGCATGTGCATATGTTTATTACAGCGAGGCAAATACAAACGGTTCGCCCCTTACCAAATTTAAATGGACGCCAGACGGGTCGAAAACGACGTATGATTTGTCTGGAACGAGTAGTCCAATAACAATTCCAAGACTTTTAAATAATAAAAAATTCATTTCTATTTCAATTGCATCATGTAATTTGGTCGGAGATTCACCTTTTACAAACCCGATATCTGTTATGCCGGGTGTTCCATTGGCGCCGGTTATAACTGATATTGTTCCTACTGGTACTACTGGTAAGTTGTTGGTTTATTTTAATGTACCAGAAAATAACGGATCTCCGATTGTTTCATATTCATATGTGGTTCTTGGTACTAGTAAAATGTCCTTCTCTCCTGCCCTTTCGGAAAACATGCCATTGACATCCCCTTTAAAACTTTTAGGACTAAAGAATGGCACTCCATACACTATTGCAATAGTGGCAACGAATCAGATCGGTTCCTCGGCATTATCGAATCCTGTCGGACCCCGAATTCCATGTGCACCTCCAGCAAAGATAACTATTGGAAAGGTGGACCCTCTCATTGATGGAGCATCAATCACCTTTCCTTTGCCTTTGGATAATGGGGCACCATTGCTGAAATACAAATACTCGTTGAATGGAGGTAATTATATGGATGCCTCTGGATTGGAAAGACCACTTCGTATTTATGGTATACCTCCAAATACGGATAATACAATTAAACTTATTGCTACGAATTTGGCAGGAGATTCAATTGAATCTGCAGTAACAAAACCGTTTAGGTATAATTATCTTCCACCAAATCAAATCAAAGTCACTGGATTGACAGTAGAACTGAATAAATTGACTATCGCCTTTACTCCACCGGGAATAAATAATGCACCTATTACTGGATATATATATGCATTAGATGCTTCAGGAGAAGCACCCGGTTCATTTGTCGATGCGAGCGGAACCTTACCAATGTCGTCTATCGTAGTCACTCAAGGAGTTCGTCCAAATGTGATTTATAATGTCCGGGTTGTTGCGTTGAGTGGTGCCGGACAATCTGTCCCGTCTGCTCCTTACGCAAAACCGACATCATTCACCTATTTACCACCATCTCAAATCAAAGTCACTGGATTGGCAATCACAATGAATACGTTGACTATCTCATTTGTAAAACCTGCAACAAATGGAGCGTCTATTACTGGATACCAGTATGCATTGGATGTGTCAGGAGAAGCGCCCGGTTCATTCGTCGATGCAAGCGGAACCGCACCAATCCCATCTATCATAGTCACTCAAGGCATCCTTCCAAATGTGAAGTACAATGTTCGGGTTGTTGCGTTGAGTGCGGCAGGACAATCTGTACCATCCGCGCCTTTCGCAACCCCTATATCATTCGTCTATTTACCACCAAATCAAGTTGCCGTCACTAACATGGCAATAGAACTGAATAAATTGACTATTATATTTTCGACACCGGGAATAAATGGAGCGCCGATTACTGGATACCGGTATGCATTGGATGTTTCAGGAGAAGCACCCGGTTCATATATAGATGCGAGCGGATCACCTCTCACACTCACTCAAGGAATTCGTACAAACGTGTTTTATAATGTTCGGGTTGTTGCGTTGAGTGCGGCAGGACAATCTGTCCCATCTGCTCCTTACACAAAACCGGTATTCTTCCCCTATTTACCCCCCTCTCGAATTACTGTGGTTGCATTGGCAATAGAACTGAATAAATTGACAATCACATTTACGGCACCGACAATAACGAATGCAGTTGTTACTGGATACCGGTATGCATTGGATATAATGGATGCTTCCGGAACAACAGTCGTAACGCCTGGCGCATTCGTCGATGCGAGCGGAGGATCACCTCTCACAGTCACTCAAGGGGTTCTTCCAAACGTGAATTATAATGTTCGCCTGATTTCTTTAAGTGGTGCCGGAGAATCTGCCGCATCGACATATATTGCAAAATCGGTATTATTCCCCTATTTACCCCCTCTCGCGCCCACAATTAGTACGATTGTATCTGGAGATAGAAGTGCGGTAGTGACATTTACCGGACAACCTTCAAGAGGTGCTCCTATTACAGGATATGCGTATACATTAGATGCGTCTGCTACAACCATATATGATGTGAGTGGAGCAGTTACGACATTGACCGTTACAAATTTAATAAATGATGCGTCGTATAATGTGCGTATCGCGGCAATTACACCTGCCGGATATTCTGCTTGGTCTCTATCGAAATCAGTGACCCCCGTTTACAAAGCACCTGCTGCACCAGTTATCTCAACCGTTACTGCTGGAAAAGGACAATTGACCGTGGCATTCACTGTACCGGCAGCAAACGGTTCTCCTATTACTGGGTATAAATATGTTCTGAATGGCGGTAGTAAGGTAGATGCAACGATTGTTTCGGGAACTACGTTCGTAATTACGGGATTAATAGGCAATACCTTATATAATGTGCAAATGTGTGCAACAAACGCATTGGGCGATTCTGATTTGTCGATTGCAAAACCCGGAACACCTAGGGTATAATCATCATATAATCATATTTTATTTGTAATATCATTATAATCATGTCAAACAAGAAATACTGACATTTTTGTCAACTTCCATATTTTCGGGTAAAGATATTGTCGTAATATCTCTAGTTATTGCCAATTTTCTGGCACAACCGCGTTTGTGAGCAGCAAGTCCTTTCAATGTTCCGACATTGAAATTGTTGCACATATCACAGTTGTATCCTTGTTTTTTACATGAGGAATACCGTGTGGATAAGTACTTGTCGAGAGTTCCGAATCTCATATCGTCTAGTTTTGCGAGTAGTGTTTTTTGTTGTTCTTTGAATCCCGATATAATCGTCTCTTTTTGTATGATAAATTGCTGGTATTCGCGGTTTATATCATCCAGTACGTCTTTCGGCACAGAATACTTGTTTTCGGAAAGAGAACAGAAATCGGCAAGTTTATTGGATATCGCATCAATCATATCTGTTGCCTTTTGCAATGTTTCAGAGGAGTATAACAACTTATGCAAGTAAATCACGACGATGTTATTGTGAATTTCTATATGGTAATTTGGTTTGGATGTTATTCCGGTAAATTGCGAGATAAGAATGGCGTTTGTATTCTTATCGATGGCGCGTTTCAAGAAGGATTTTACCTCTGATATGCCGATATTGTGTTCTCGCATATCTTGGGTCTCGATATAAACTTCCGGTTTATCCTCTCGCATTAAAATATATTTATTCGATTCTGGTTCTCTCGATATAGATGCGGTTGTAAACGTTTGCGATAATAAATGGTCGAATGATATTGCAGTATCCGCATCTTCTGTAGAAGACGGTAGTTGATGAAGGATATCATTCAATTCATAAATGAGTTTGTAATAAACCGTAAATGCGGGGTCCTCTCGTTTTTTTATCGATTCCGTTACTTGTTTCACGCGGGTTTCGTATGATGCCGCGCATTCTGAGAATAGTTGTATGATTGCTTGTATCATATGAGTCGAATTGGACTCAAAATTCTGCAGATATTCTTCGATTTTCGTGGAAATGTCCTGTTTGGAAAAAATTTGATCGGTATTTGTGGTCAATATTTTATTGAACTGATGCAACACGACTTTTACCTTTTCTCCGATATTTGAAAACCGAATGCGAAATATCGCTGAAAAAAGCGAACACGCGGTTTCAAAAAAGGTTTGGTTTGTTTTGGCGAACAGTTCTCTATGGGTCGACTCGAATGAATTCGATTTAAATTCGCGCACATATTCTGTTTTTGCAATGATATATTTATTGGAAACGGAATGGATTAATTTCCGGATTGCCTCTCGCACATTTGTAAGAAATGCGTCGAGTTCTTTTATTTTTTGCTCTTCTGGATACAAAATGACAGATTCAATTTGGTCAAATATGGGAGATATTTGTTTGCAACTGGCATTTGTCAGCAATTCTACCAACAATAAATTTACGGTTTCGAAATCAATATGCATATTTGACTGGTAAAATGCCGTAATTTTTGGGTTTGTTATATTTAAACGACATGATAAATAATCTACTGTAAACTGTTCACTCATTTTATAAAGTTGTTATACAAGTACAATTTATTTTTTTAAATGCTTTTGAACGAACAATGCCTATATGATTGGTTCAAATAATCCGCATTTTTTCGAAATCAATCCAACCTTCCAACCTTTCAATTTCGGCAATATTGTGTCCCTTCATTTGAGTAGAATTATACTAATATTGCAATTAATATTTGGTAATGCGCTACCGTTACTTGTCGAATCGAGAAAAATGGTTGGAAAATAGGACGTGTGGTTTCGGAGTTGTATTTTGCAAGCAACTCCGGATGGTGATAGGGGTGTAGGTAATACAATATCAGATGGGTCCACATACATGATGAAGGAGCATACGTTTTGTACTGAACCGGTAGGAGAACTGAATATCGAACCGGGAACTACAATGTTGTCGTTTTTCATCAAACAAAACTGAAATGCCTCTTTGTGATGAATCGTAACACAGACGTAATAGTATCCAGATTGCCATGTCCAAATTTCACTCGTTCCGTTCGAAAAAGCACAGTTTCCAAATATAACTGGTGTGCTGTCAAAATTCACTGAAGTATCAACTCCGATTAACTGTGGTGTAGATGAGAATATGTGTATGAATGTGTCGGATACATAACCGGTTGGACCAATCGGACCAGTGTACCCTGTATATCCATCTATGCCTGGTGGTCCGGTGGGACCTTCATTTCCCATAAGTCCCTGATCGCCGGTATGTCCCATGAATCCATCTATGCCCGGTGGTCCGGTGGGACCTTCATTTCCCATAAGTCCCTGATCTCCGGTATGTCCCATGAATCCATCTATGCCCTGTGGTCCTGTGGGTCCCCGATCGCCGGTATGTCCCATGAATCCATCTATGCCCTGTGGTCCTGTGGGACCTTCATTTCCCATAAGTCCCTGATCTCCGGTATGTCCCATGAATCCATCTATGCCTGGTGGTCCTTGGACCCCATCTCGCCCATCTCGTCCATCTCTACCGTCCCTCCCGTCCCGACCATAGTAATTATATGAAGCGTCAATCCCGGTAATCATACGGTTTGGTCTATATCAATAATGCCGTACTTGTTTTGCTAGATTTTACATATTGACTGTATAGTACAGTAATAAATCAATGTTCTGACTCAGTATTTAATCGTGTGATTTACAAATTACAAAAATCAGAATTGTGAATTTTGTAATTGCCAAAAAGAGTCGTATATAAATCAATATAAATATATTTGCTGAATTTTATTTATTTGTCATTATGTTGAATGTCACTATCATAGGTCATAGAGGGTATATCGGGTCCTATCTTTGTAAAGAACTATCATCGCAAAACATAAAAATAACGACTCCTCTAGATGCCAACGCATCAGATTCGGAGGTGGTCATTTATTTGGCAGGGATTGCAGGACATCAAAAATGCGCAGAGAAATCAGAAAGAGAGGTGTTTGATGCGAACGTCGGCGATATCATGTCAGTTGCCGCGAAAATGAAACGCGATGCTCTCCTCATCTATGCAAGTACTGCCGCGGTATACGAAGGATATGGAATGTCCGAACCTAGTGAGGATGCCATATTGCACGAACAATTATTCGACAAGTACATGGCATCGATGTACAACCGCGAAAAAAATATTCGAACGCTCACTCATATCAAGACAATTGGACTCCGTCTTGGAACCGTCATCGGTATTTCTCCCAACCAAAAACGAACATCCCTTCATATCAAGATGTTGAGAGACGCGGTGCTTTTCGGGAAAGTCCGTGTTCAAGGTGCTCATATGGGGCGTAGTATCCTCTCTATCCAAGACTTGAAAACCGTTGTGGAGAGGATGATTGAGAGGCGCGAACAAATCAAGGGACATCAAATATACAACATGTGTTCGTTCAATTGCACTGTGGCGAAAATTGCGAATGAAATTGGATGCAAAACCGGCAGCAATATTGTCTACGAACCGGACACCGACCAACAGAAACGCGCATTTGGGTTCTCGATGGACAATCGGAAAGTCGTAAAAGAATTCGGAGTTGAGTGGAAAGGGCGAAACGGTCAATTGGTCGAGGAATTGATTGCAAATATAAAATACGTTTCCAACAGCAATGCCTATTTACAACCTGTCACCGACGGCGCAAAATGCCGTGTATGTAAACAAGAGGAGAACATGGCAGTCCTATACGATTTCGGAAGACAACCAAACGCGAATCATTATTTGTCTTGTCCAGATAGAGGATTGCCGGAATTTCCTCTCCGCCTCGATGTATGTCGCAACTGTTATCATACGCAATTGAGTTATACTATTCCTCCGGAGGAGGTATTCTCGAACTATATTTATCTGAGTGGGACGTCGAATACCATGCGCGATTTCTTCCGCGATTTTGCCGATAAGTCGATTCAGGAAAGCAGTAAAATAGGGCAAGGTACCGTCTTAGAAATCGCGTGCAATGATGGGTCTCTTCTCGACTGGTATAAAGAGAGAGGATGGCAAACCTTTGGATATGACCCCGCGCAAAATATTCATTCGATTTCGAGTGCGAAGGGTCACGACGTGACGGTCGGGTTCTGGGGGCAGGACCCCGTTCCCCAATATCCGCCTCTCGATATTATTGTGGCGCAAAATGTTTGTGCGCATGTCCCCGACCCAGTTTTGTTTTTGGAGAAATGTCGAGAGGTGATGAACGACCAAACCATATTGTATATACAGACTTCTCAATCCGAGATGATTGAAAAGGGACAATATGATACTGCATATCATGAACACCTGTCGTTTTTCAGCGTCCGGTCAATGGATATTGCTGGAAAAATGGCAGGATTGTGTCTCGATGGGGTTGAGAAGACGCCGGTCCATGGATCCTCTTATATTTTCCGGTTCAAACTTCAGTCGCAAACCGATATTACGCAAAACGAGATATATAGATACGAGAAGGAAATTGGTCTGTATGATGATTTGCTGTATTACGTTTATGTGGAGAAAGTGAACGAATTGTCGAATTGGTTGAATACGTGGCAAACAAAACTGACCAAAAAAGGAGCGAAACTAGTTGGTTATGGCGCGGCAGCAAAAGGAATGACGGTTTTGAACTCGTTGAAGTCGTCAATGCCTCTCGAATATATTGCAGATGATTCGAAAATGAAACAGGGATATTATGCTACAAACCAGAAATACCGTATTGTTGCGCCAAATAAATTGGGCGAATCGTCGGAACCACTTGCTATCTACGTGTTGGCATGGAATTTCATTGACGAAATAAAGGAGAGGGTGAACAAGATACGCACCGGTAACCCGACGTATTTTATGGTAACGTATCCTCTCAAAAAAATCTGGTATGTTGACGAGGAAGCAAAGGAATACGTGATGTATGAAGAAATCGACACCCGGTTCAACAGGACATCGGTCCATCATCATAATATTTTGATATCCCATTTCTATAATGAAGAGGCGCTTTTGACACAATGGATACGGCATCATGCGCCTCTCTTCAATTGCGCGGTATTGATTGATTATCATTCGACAGATAAGAGTCGCGATATTATTCGGCGAGAGGCGCCGGATTCATGGAACTTGGTGTATTCCCATAACAGCGAATTTGGTGCGATGGCAATTGACCAAGAAGTATCGGGATATGAAAACTCGTTCGATAACAATCATTGGCGACTCGCGCTTACTACGACGGAGTTTTTATTTGCGACTGGTCTACGACGCAAAGAGAACCGCATATTCGATGAGTTGGGAGAGGCGAAAGCAATCCTTATTCCATCCATTAGTTCTATAGATAAAGAGGAATCTGGTAAACCCGACCCGTCTATTTCGTTACTCCGGCAAAAGAATCTGGTTTACTTTCAGAATGGTTCAAGTGGAATTTTAACAAATCTCGAAGAGAATCATATAAATAACCATTATAATCGGTATATGCATTGTGTGCGCGATTTCCGGAATCCTTATTCGATTGGACGACACGATTTCCGTCATGCATCGGTTCAGCGTAATATGCATATCATCAAATATGTATATGGTCCCTTTCCGGATTTCTTCTCGCGTAAACTGCAAATCAAAACGCGCATTCCAGAATCGGATAAACAGTATAATTTCGGGCATCAACACTTGATCGAATTCGACCAATTGGATGCGGATTATAAACGGAAACAACAGTTACCTCTCGTTGAACTTAGTGACATGGATATTCAACGCAAGTATTTTGACAAGTATATGCGAGAGGTCGGAAAAAGCGACCAACTTTTGAGTGGGGTTTACGCGAATTTGTACGAATGAACTCCTCGCACCAAAATAACATAAAATATTCGGTTTATGAATCATAAATACGTCTATAATTCATAATGGATGAACGTATGATCGCGAAACAAGTTATATTATTCGTTCCACCGAATGCAAAACTTCCTATTGGGTACGACGAATGGTCCCAAGAAGAGACAGAGTTGGTTCTTTCTGTCGGCAGCATTGCCCTCAATCATGCAAAATTAGGGTTCGGTCCTCTCAACTATCGACAGGTAGCGAAAGATCTGGAAAAAGAATATGCCCGAAAATACGAAGAGTCGGTACAAATATACAAAGAGCGCACAGAAAAGGCAGAAAGAGAAGTCAATTTCCATATTGAACGTCTCCGATTGGCAGAAGAATATGAGGAGAACCAGATCCAGCGCAGGTTAAAACAGTCGAAAGATGTATTCGATAATTTGCTGGAATCGTACAGAAAAGAGCGAGATGATATGCAGGTGCGTATTTCTCAGTTAGAACGAGATAACGATAAATCGCGGGATTCCTCTCGTCATTTACAGCAAGATATTGATGCCCGTTCACAAAAAGACGCATTGGCAATGGTGAGTCGCGAACTGGAATCCATGCGACAAATGTTACGGGAAAAAGACAAACAAATCGATACGCATAAAGAAATGTTTGAGAGGTCGATTTCCAAAGTCGATGCATTGACACAGAAACGCGACGTGGCGTCAATTGGTAAAATCGGCGAGGGTCAATTCAAGAGTCTTGCGACAAACGTCTTCCGCGATTTCGACGGGTTCCAGTTAAAAGAAGTATGCTCTATCGGGGGTCTCGGCGATTTCCACCTCCATTTCAAGGAAATGACTGTATTGGTAGATTCGAAATTGTATACGAATAAAGTGAATAGCACCTCTCGCGATAAGATTAAGCGCGACCTCTTGAACAACGACCATATCGCATTTGCCTGGTTGGTATCGATGGATACATTCATCGACCGATTCGACAAGGCACCGTTCATGTTTGAGTGGGTAAATCCGCAGAAATGTATTTGCTATATTAATAATTTGAGAGGGCAAGAAGAACCCGGCGAATTATTACGCGCAGTATGGTATTGCTGTAAAGCACTGCAACAAATGATGACGACGGGTGCATCGGAGAAGGGAGAATTGAGTGTGCTGAAGGAGCGCGAGATGAAGATGCGGGATATACTGCAGAAATTGGTGAAATCGAACCGGGAACGCGATACGTTGCTGACCCAGTTCCGTCAGAATTTCGACAAGTCGGACGAGTATATTCGCGAAATGTTGAATACGGAAACGGATGTCGTTGTGAATCAGTATTATCGCGTCGTTGCCGAGTGGTGGAACAAGAACCTAGAGGAGACGAATTCGTCTGATCAAATACCGATAAAATCGACGATTCTTTGGACGCAATTCAAACGTGAAATGGGTGAAGAATTGGGAGATATTGACGCGACCATGTTCAAGGATATTTTGTGCGGGTTTTTGGGAGAGGATAAGGTGGTGAAACCGAAGACAAAAGGGGGGGCGCTGGATATAAAAGGCGTGAAGTGGCGCTCAGGTGTGAAATTGAGGTGAGAAACGCGAAAAAAGGGGAGAGGATTGTAGCAAACTATTCAAACTATCGACGGATAGGTATCCTTTGTTCCATCCGTGATGGACTGCCACCAGAGGATTGAAGTCGTTTTCAATACACAGGAATGTTCTGCTGTATATATCTGGTACTTTTTTGCATAACATTTCGCATGCATGCGTGAAGAACACGTCCTCGTTTCTCGTCATGATCGGGATGTCTCGGCAATTGGAATATTCACGAGATGCGCGGTATTCGTCGATTTTTTCCCAGGTTATTTTTTCCAGACATTCTAGCATAGTGGCGCGTTTTCTTATGGAAAATCCGCCGTTTATACCCCCGTACAAAGGCGCCAAATTCGCCAAATAATTCGAACCTGCATAATCATATAATAGGAAGTGTTCGGAGAAGTCGCGAAACATGATGCAATCGCGTTGAAAGATGAGTGCGATTTCGCCGGGGACGTTTCGCCATAGTTCGGGGTCCATGAAAATAGTGTTGTAGGCATCGATGGTGATATTGGGGTTGTTGCTAGAGTCGAAGAAAATATGACGGTCGCCGATATCGTAGATGAATGCGTATGGATATTGCTGCTCTATCATAGGATGATGTCCTGAGTAACTGATGATGAGAAGATTAAACCCGAGAGGATTGAGAAAATGCATGAAATTGTAGATGACGTATTTGGTGATTTCGTCGAATCGGGGTTCGACTAGGATGGCAACTTTATTCGAATGCGCATGTCTTACGAATGTTTCTTCTCGTGGTCTGTTGTAAAATGCGAATTTTAAATATTTTTCACAGATTTCCGCGGTCATTTATTTGTATTTATTGCGATAGATTAAATTTTATAATTTTACGATATTATCGTCTTATAAGGATTGCATTTGGTGATATGGGTTTTTAATCCATATAACCAAAGGTTATAAAATTGGTATGATTAGGTGCCATATTACACATTAGTTATCTAATACATCATTACCGGGTATTCCAATATTATTTAGAATTGGTGATGATCTACCTGAAGTTATAGATTGTCCAGTGGGTCCTTGGTTACCTGTAGGTCCAGATGGTCCAGTGTTACCGGTAGGTCCAGATGGTCCGGTTGAACCACTTGGTCCTGTGTTACCGGTAGGTCCAGATGGTCCGGTTGAACCACTTGGTCCTGTGTTACCGGTAGGTCCAGATGGTCCGGTTGAACCACTTGGTCCTGTTTGTCCAGATGGTCCAGATGAACCAGTGGGTCCGGATGGTCCAGTTGAACCGCTTGGTCCTGTGTTACCTGTAGGTCCAGATGGTCCTGTGTTACCTGTAGGTCCACTAGGTCCTGTGTTACCGATAGGTCCAGATGGTCCGGTTTCTCCTGTAGGTCCAGTTTCTCCTACTTTACCAGATTCTCCAGGTGGTCCAGTAGGTCCGGTTAGACTTTGAATATGACCCGAACAATCCGGTCCGATTAATACATAATTTGTATTTGCGTGTATGGTTAAAGTAACTGATTTTGAATCGTCGTCACATTTAACCGAATAGTCTGAACATGAGTTGGAGTGGGGGGCGCGATCTGTTTCTTGCGTTTTACTTTCTTCGATATCAGGGTCCGAGTCTGGTCTGTACTGACCGCGTTCCCCTAATCCTCAACGTCCCTCGCCTCTTCCTCCTTCTCCTCTTCCACCACCTTCACCTCCTCTTCCACCTCCTCGTCCTCCCCGACCTTCCCCTCGGAAATCATCATCTCTAGGTTCGCGGTGCTCGGTGTGGTAGTGGAAACTGGGACCGTTGTTGCGGTACTCATCGCCATCTCTGTATCCGTGTCCGTGGTGACCTCTGTGACCACCCCATCCACCATAACCATACCCTGGGTCCCCGCGGTGCTCCAAAATCTTCAATAGATTGACTTCATTGTTGGCAGTGTTGAGAGCATCACGAACCCGGTTGGTATCAAGAGTGCGAACTGTATCATCGATTTTGACTGATACTTCACCCACCTTCGTCTTGATTTCGCAGCAACATTCTGCCATTTGAGCAGAAAGAGTCTGTGTGTTCTTGAGTGCCTCGTACTTGCTTTCCGCTGCGGCCACTGCCATCTGTGCCGACAATGATTCCTTGTTCTTGAGCGCCTCGTACTTGGCATCCGCCAATTGAACCGACATGTGCTCTTTGGATTTCTGCTGCTCCAAAAGGAGAGAAGCATATTGTTGAGAGGATTGCGACTCCAGACGTGCACCCATCTTCTGCTGCTCTAGCATACCTGTGGTGAAATAACTGGAAGACTGCTTGGAGAGTGCTTCCGATGTTTTCTGTTGCTCCAAAAGAAGAGAAGCGTAATTCTGAGAACTTTGCGTAGCAAGATTTTCGCGAGTACGGGATTGTTCCATTATCTGTTCAGCAGCACGTTGATTCACAAGAGTACGGGTTTCGTATCCATTTGAACTTATCAAACCACGAGAATCTGACCCATTTCGCTCCGTAGATGATAAAACATCATTACTTCCACGAATCATTTGATTGATTATATTTTGGGCGTTATCGTTGTTTGCCTGGCGAGTAGCAGCATCCGAAATGGCAGTCGATAATCTTCCCTCTGAAATGGCATTCGCAATGTCCATTGTACCCTTTGTATTGTTCGCAATGATATCACGCGCCAAATCGTTGTTTGCCTGTTGCGTGGCAGCAGCAGCGACAGCACCAGTGAATCGGTTCTCGGAAATGGCACTGAGAACATCCGTAGCACCCTTTGTCGTATTCATGATGATATCACGCGCCAAATCGTTGTTTGCCTGTTGGGTGGCAGCAGCAGAAACAGCACCGGTGTATCGGTTCTCGGTAAGAGACGCCAGAATATCCGAAGCGCCCTTGGTCGAATTGGCAATAATATCACGCGCCAAATCGTTGGTTGCCTGTCTTGTGGCAGCATCACCAATGGCAGCAGTGAGTTTTGCCTCTCCTGCCGTGCGCTCTACGGTTGACAACACATTGGCGCCAACACGCTCGGATGTATTCATGCCGGAAAGTCCGCTGCGTTCGACGGCAACTTGCACATCACGGAATGAGTTGGCAGCGAGTCCACTTGCAGCACTGACCCCATTCGACACGTTCAGACCATTGCGTTCAATAGCATCACGGAGTCCGAGTGATTGAGCACCGACAGTATCCACCACTTTGGCAGTAGAGTTTGCCAAATTGCTGGAAACGTTCATGAATCCGTCCGCCAAGTGTTTATCCACAGCAGACAATTCACGGACATTGTCTCGGTTGGTAGCGAAAATCGCCTCCGACAAATGTTTGTCCACCGCAGATACTTCGCGAGTCGTATCTTTGGTTGCCGAGTTGATAGCATGAATGATACCGTGGTGCTGGATAGAGTTCAAGACGTACTCAGGGTCGATGCCATTGGGGTAAAAAGGATAAGGAGTTGTAGGCGATGCCATTTTATATATTGAATTCAGGATTTCTTTTTACCTAAAATTTTTACACAGCATAAATGCAGTCGCAATATTGAATTTGTATTCAGAATTGTGAATTACACCCATATTGTGCAAATGCGATGCTAGCGGACGGTGAATCACTTTCGATATTCTGCTGCATTCCTCCGTGGGCGGGGTTTATAAGTGGCGATGGTTCGATTTGCGATCTCCTCTCAACTTTTCTTTTTTAGTTTCCAAAAGAAAAGTCGAGAGGTTGGAGGAAAACAGAATTCCTAGAGTTTCCGAAAGGGTCGATTTTACGCCTTTGGACATTCTAATGCCTACCCCCAAAGGGTCGGCATTTTTGAATGTTGCTTAGGCAACCGTTACTTTGAGACCGATAATTTGCCAATTTATGTATCAACATTTCTGCCCTCGGCAGAAATATGATAAGTAAATAGGCAATTTAAAGGTCCAAAGGTGTGAACGCAGCAAAAAATATTCAACCTCTCAACATTCCATTTTGAAAACTATTTTGGGATTGAGTTGGTCGAGTCAAATAAGGGTATTTTTGTAGGATCTTGGAAGGAAGAAAAATGCATGGCAAAAAAGTAGATGCGTTTACAACTTTGAACCTTTAAATTGCCTATTTACTTATCACAATTCTGCCGAGGGCAGAATTGTTGATACGTAAAAGGAAAGTTATCGGTCTCAAAGTAACGGTTGCCTAAGCAACATTCAAAAATGCCGACCCTTTGGGGGTCGGCGTTTAGAATGTCCAAAGGCGTGAAAATGGGCAAAATCACTTTAGGGGAAATCAACCTCTCAACATTTGATTTTTGGAAAATGTCGACAAGTAAAGGATTTACAGAGTCCGTAGGACGTGGTAAATCCGCAATTTTCAGGAAAGACGACGTAGGAGTCTTGCATGAAAATACAAATGTGTCATACTATTCCATTAAACCCGAGAGTGCCAGTGAATACTATTTGGTTTTCGTAGGCGACCATTACGAATACTGTATTTTTTGTACTAAACTTACCTTTGATTTTCAGTATTTCCCGCATCATGTTTCCCACGGTGACCATGAGACGATGAAATATATTATTCTTGTCGAACACAAATAGTCCTATTTGGATTGAAGACAGATTGGGGAATTTTTTGATGACATTATGTTTGATGTGATCAATGAATCCTTTTATATAATGGTCGGAATCTTTGAAACGTCGAGTCTTGTGATGTATATTTTCCAACCTCTCGACATCATGGTCGAATAACCCGGGTTTATAATAGACTTGGCAATCAATACAATCGGCAGAGAAATCGGTCATGTTCAGAATATTTTGCAGATTCTATTCGTTTCTGGACGTTTATGTAGCAAATAATTTTCAATTTTTGATCCTTTACATGAATTCATTATACCTGTCGCTCTTCTTTTCGGACTCCAATCCTCTCAAATTTACTTCGATGCGGTAAATTTCTTTTGGGACCGATGCTAACTTAACTTTAACTTAACTTTTTAGAATTATTTGAACATACCGTTTATTGGATTCCGTGTTGGTTTCCATAATACAATGTGAATCGGGTATATAATAAAATATGAATATTATATATACGTAATATGAGTATCAACTCCATAGAAGAAACTCTCAGACACAAAGTAAATTGCCCTAATATGTTTAATAACGATGAGATTGAAATAAAAAAGTATAAAGATATTTCTAAAGATCTAGATACTAAATTTGGTGGATTATGCCAACATAGTATTTTATCTAAACAAATAAATAACAAAAACCTTCCAATAGAAAACGCAAAGAAATTACTGAATAATTTAAAAGATGCGTGTATATCATTACGCATCTTGGACAATACTGTTCTAAACGATAAATTAGGTGTTGTCGAGACACGCTTACATGAATATATGGATACGTTAATAACAAATTTTAAGATAGATAATACACATAATAAAAAAATAGATGAGAATAATACTGTTAAAGTTAATAAAATTGCTCAAGAGATTATTGAAAAGGTTAATGCGTATGAAAAATGCGCACCATTAGAAGATAATGATGAAAAAAAAATAATAGAAAATCTAAATAATATTTACAATGATTTAATTCGTGCTTACCGTGAGTTTAATGCTAATATTGTGGCGAATGGAGGAAGAACGCGTTCTAGAAAACACCGTAAATCTACGAATCGTAGAAAACCGCGCCGAGGTAAGAGACGCACTTTGAAACGCAAGTATATTTAATGTCTGTAATTGCATGAATCACCCGAGACCAACTCGGGTGATTCACGAAAACGTTACAAATATTATTCCTGAAATAATATTTATGTTACCATGCATCGAATACAATAAACGGTATATTCAAATAATCCTAAAAATGTCGGGTGATTTACGTCGTTACGCGTTTAACGTCTAGTCGTATGGGCAAAACCCCATATGACTAGACGTTAACTGAATTCATTATACCTGTCGCTCTTCTTTTCGGACTCCAATCCTCTCAAATTTACTTCGATGCGGTAAATTTCTTTTGGGACGGTTACAATAATCAATACAGGATTCAGATAAAAAAGACATCCAAGGATTCCATTAAAAAATTTTGCCGAATATAGATAGGGTTCTGGTTTTATATAAGTGCGGGTTTTCGATTTTTCATGGTGGTAGTCGTAGGATTTTAGACCCCGATAGAACCCGAGTAATCCCCAACTCGATAAGGAAGTAATGATACGTGCGTGTTTTCGAAACATTTATTAAATATTATGAGTAAAGGTTTATACTATTATTGATCGGCGAGTGATAAAAATTGAAATGTTCGAATTATAGAATTCTATAATGCAAAACATATCACAACACAATGAGTTTATATAAAATCGTCGGACTAACACTATCCACTTTTGTTGGAAATTCATATGAAACCAAAAGGAACGGGTTCATTTTACATAATGAGGACGGTAAAGGAATTACGAGACCTCATATCTTCACAAAGTACACAATATACGTTTCCTCTGAAAATATGTATTACGCTATCCATTTATTTGAACAGCATTGCGCAAGTTTTGGCGGGAGAATATGCCATTATGGACACATAAGAATGAATGAGGTAAATTACGAAGATATTTCGTCGTTCATTACTCATTTACCAAAGTCCAGTTTGGTAAATCCGGTTATATCTGGAGTCAACTTCGACGAATTTGCGGATGATGTTTGTGTATGTTTGCACGAAGACCAAGGTACCGAGGTGTTTCGATACAGTAAGGTTGGTGGTGATGAACGAACTCCATGGGGGTTTGTACATGTGAATATGGATTTGTTTCAACCGATAAGGTAATTCTGTTCCGCAATTACATTCGTAAAATCATATAAAAATTTATAGAGTTTCCATTATATTTGTTATGGGAGTTTTTTACGGAGATGTCCATTATGGAATAAAAATTTCGAAACGCACAGAGGACGAACACTCCATCTATCTGGACCCGATTTACGAACTCATTTTTGACGATGATTCAGAGGAAGATATTATAGACAAAGTTGCAAATGTGTATTTGAAATTAAACGACCCGCATAACTATCAATACGAACTATTGGTTGATGTATTTACAACTCATAATGGTATATCGAGTAAAAAAGGATGGCAGACTATCAGTAAAGACCAAATGAACGATCTTATTGGAGGTATGTATAAATTATCGAGAGGATGAAAATGATTTGTATCCTCTCAACTATTTGATTTTAGAAAGTGTCGAGAGGTTGTAAAATGGTATTTGTCGGAAGGAATTCGATGCCCCCGGAGGGGGCATTGATTCAAATACAAAATGGTTTATTTAATCAATTTGTATTTCAACCTCTCAAGTCTTTTCTGAGAATAGTTGAGAGGTTGGTGGAAAACAGAATTCCTAGAGTTTCCGAAAGGGTCGATTTTAAACGCAGCAAAAAATATTCAACCTCTCAACATTCCATTTTGAAAACTATTTTGGGATTGAGTTCGTCGAGTCAAACAATGATATTTTTGTAGGATCTTGGAAGGAAGAAAAATGCATGGCAAAAAAGTAGGTGCGTTTAAAAACGGGCAAAATCACTTTAGGAAACATGAATACATCCTCTCGACTGTTTGATTTAGAAAGTGTTGAGAGGTTGTAAAATGGGATTTGTCGGAAGGAATTCGATGCCCCCGGAGGGGGCATTGATTCAAATACAAACTGGTTTATTTAATCAATTTGTATTTCAACCTCTCAACTATTCTCAGAAAAGACTTGAGAGGAAAGTAGATTCGGTATATTTTTTCCATTCGGCGCCCGAAGGGCGCCATTTAGATAATCATTGATGGTATAAATGCCCCGATTAATGTTACCACATATGCAGTCAGTTAGTTAATGTATATATTTATGGTACGAACTAACATCAAACATCATTGGTGTTTATATAGTACCGACGCGCACATACACACGAGTGTGTGTACTTTCACAAATTTGTTACGGAGTATGCAGTCGGCATTTCATATGGTTGACTGGGGGGTAGACCGTACTTATAGTATACGATCGTGTTGGCGTACTTGCGCAAATTTGTTACGGAGTATGCAGTCGGGAATTGGCGTGTGCAGTAAATTTTTGCAATAGAATCAATCACCAACTTGTTTAGGGTACTCGCTCAAATTTGTTACGGAGTATGCAGTCAGTGTTTCATGTGGGTGGGTGGGTTATATGCAATATGGGTCAAATTTTACACAGAAAAAATGCGTCTAAATTTGTTACGGAGTATGCAGTCAAATATTTCGGACTGCCAAAATTTTCGCCTTACGGAGAATTATAGTCCATCTACTGGGTGGCAGAAAACACGCATCGGCACTGACTCGGAGTATGCAGTCGCGAGTTGGCGGCGGCAGTCGGGAAATGGGTGGCAGAGTGCAGAACTACTATTTGGGTGGCGCGAAAAGTCTAAGCGGTTTCTGAGTGCCGAATCGGGACTGGGAACTCGATTTTAGACGTATCTAAAGA